TAATAACTTAGGTGGTTTATTTTATCCCTTTGTTAAGGATTGGTTTAAAAAATTGTGGTGTTCGTTTAAAGCTGCTTACGCCATGTTATGCGGAAAGAGCTTTGATACATGCTACTAATTTTTCAGCACGTACAGCAGATCAACTGGCAAAGTGTGTTTTGTTTCGCAGTGCTGTGTTAACTGCCCAACGACAAACTAGATGGTGGGAATATGTTCCTGCTCAAATTTTGAACTCTGGAATGGGTCGACAATTAGTCCTTTGGGCTGAGAATCGACGATTAGAGAATGAGATTTTGTGGGAAGTTATACCATGTACTTTGTTGTCAATTGCTGCTTTAGCTCCCTTGCCCTATATGTACAATTTCTTGGATTTATATCCACGTATGATGCTACGAGGTCTCTATGCGTTTAGTATTTTTACTGCGCATGGTATGTGGACCCTCATGCTCCGTAAAGCTCATATAAGAAATTTTGAAAGGCAAGTTGAACAATCTGGCAGTGCACGTATTGCTGCTTATAAGATTCGTCAAGCTAGAAATCAAGAAACTGCCTTAGATCGTTTTACGAAAGTGGCTAATTCTGTTCTCATTGTTGCAGTAATTGCAGGATCAGTCCATATGATACGGCAAATGTATTTAATATGGAGGAAAGAAAACTCTGATTTGCAAGGCAGTTTGAATCCTAGTACTCCTGAGGAAGTTGCTGTTAGAGATGCCGAGAAAACCGTTTGGCGACTTCATGATATTTTTACTTCTAAGAGTGATGGACGTGATCCAAACTCTGTGAAGGAAAAAGTTATGCGTAATTTGGTTAAGATAAAGAAACTGATGCCGAATGATGAAGAATATACAGATGGGATCTTTTTAAAATCTAACGTCTTGATGGTTCCATATCATTTATGCCTTCCAATTGATAAGTCATTAGCGATGTACCCAACTATTAAGTTTGAGATTACAAAAGCACCATTATCCGAAAAAGGTGGTCCTGTTTATACAGTGACTATCAATACAGCTGATGGTTATCGTATTCCTGGCCATGATCTTATGTTGTTTCCTGCCCCTTTTGGTGGTTCATATGCTGATTTGTTACCTCTGTTTAATGATAATATATCTTACTCAGGTGCATACATTTCATGTCATCGAGATTGTTATGGAGTACCTACATATGGGGTTGGAACAGCAACACCAGATAGTATTACTGCCGATTTAGCAGGAGAGCAATTTACCTATCCATGTTATACTACCACCCATTGTAAGACGTGGGCTGGAGGTGATTGTATGACCACTCTTGTGAAGAATGGTAATTCTCCACGAATTATAGGATTTCATTTAATGGGTTTTCGACACACTGTTATGAAACAAGCCACAGGTTATGCTGTTGCAGTCACTCAAGAAATGATAAGTGACGCTATTGCATTGTTGGAAAAGAAGCCTGGTATAATAGCCTTTCAGGCTAGTGGCGATATTCCCACATATGTGAACGGTGAGTCTATTGGTTTCTCTTCTGAGATTAATCCTCGATCCCCAGTCAATTGGTTGAGTACTCATAGTAACCTTCGTATATATGGTTCCTGTAAAGGAGCTGCTCATTATACTACCTCTGTTCGCACTTCGATCTTGGTTAAGCACTTAGAACCAGTGTTAGGTCCTCAAAAATGGAAAGGTCCTGATTTTAAGTTGCCTGGAGGTGGTGGTGAATGGATTCCATGGTCGAATGCACTTATGCAATATGCGCAACCTTGTAATATTAGTGATTTAGCTTTACTTGGGTTGGCACAGAAGGATTATTTGAGTGACTTGCTTGATGTAGTACCATTACATAATGGGCAAGGACTTGTACGTAAATTAACTGATCAAGAGATTCTAAGTGGTATTAATGGAGTGCGTTTTATAGATGCCATGAATTTGAAAACTTCAGTAGGATTTCCCTTAGGTGGACCCAAATTGGGTCATGTACGAATACTTCCTCCAACGGAAACTTGTCTTAGGCCTTTAGAATTTAAGAACTCTATTTTTATGCGAGAAGCCCATGAGGCAGAGCAAATATATTTGAGTGGGAAATTAAATCACTTTATCTTTAAGGCTTGTCTGAAAGATGAACCAGTTAAAATAGAGAAGACAAAAGTTCGTGTTTTCCAATGTGCCCCTATGACATGCCAAATTTTAGTTCGTAAATATTTCCTATCATTAGCTCGTGTTGTTTCTATGAGTCCTTTGATATCGGAATGTGCTGTTGGTATTAATGCGTTCTCTCCTGAATGGGAAGAGATGCATAACCACATCACTAAATTTTGTGGACATGTAAAAGACACATCTGGAAAGGATAATCTTACTAGGATCTTTGCGGGTGATTATGGTGCATGGGATCAACGATTAGCCCCTGCGGTTGTATTGATGGCATTTGATGTGTTAATCCAACTTGCGGAGAAATCAGGAAATTACTCGTCTGATGATCTTTGTATCATGCGAGGTTTGTCTGCTGATATCGCTTATCCTTTGGTTAATTATAATGGTACATTGGTGCAATTTCTTGGTTCGAATCCATCTGGTCAGAATTTAACTGCATATATTAATAGTATTGCAAATTCATTGCTTGTGCGGATGTTTTATTTTTCGCAGGGCAATACTAAACCTTTTCGTTCCCAAGTGGCAGTTATGACATATGGGGATGATATAGAAGGATCAGTTGCGGATAATGTCATAAATTTTACGATCCGCGGTTATTCTCATTGGTTATTTGAAAATACTGGTATGGTTTTTACTATGCCTGATAAAGAGAGTCAATTGCGTGATTATCTGACTAAGGATGAATCAGATTTTTTGAAAAGAAAAAGTTTTTATAACCCGGATATCAAATGTACTATTGGTATCTTAGCTCTGAGTTCTATCCAAAAATCGTACTATACTGCCAGATGTGATAAACATGAGGAGAAGAATATTTTAATTAGTTGTATAACTAGTGCAACATATGAATATTTTTTCCATGGCAGACAGACATACGAATACTTCGTTAACATTTTAAAACAAGGTTGCCAGTCAGCAGGACTAGTCGTTCCGGCCCTGCTTTGGACATATGACAATCATGTAGAGAGATGGCGACGCCAGTACGAACCCAATTATCGAGGTGATGGTATGGTTTACCCGCATATAGATGCGTGGCTTTCACCACCTCCACTGGAACAGTTCGAGATGTCTATACATTCCGGCGCTGCTGTAGGCACACCCTGGGTAAAGGGTGCTAGACGGCAGAAGAAACAACGCTCAAAAGCCCACAAATAACACGTTTTTTAATTTTGACGGGGCCCAAGACCAGTACTTGGGCGTTTTTCCGGCTGCGGTCGCCGGGCGCCACCTCTTGTTCCATTCAGGAATTGAAGAGGCACCTGATAATGTGGAACTCCCACTCACCAGTTTTATTGCAGTGGGTGGTGCAGAAGTGCATAATGACTTTGAAAGGGATGATACCTACTACCTGACAGCATCTGATGATGCATCTATGGCTGCATTCCTTTCTAGACCCATTCGTATACACTCTTTTGCGTGGGTTCCACTTGTCCCAATTAATACATCCATAGACCCTTGGAATTTATGGTTGACGAATCCACGAGTAATAAATAGGATTTGCAACTATCGATATATAACGGGTACTATGTGCTTGAAATTTCTTGTTAAT